TCCAGTCCAAGATGGTTTAGAAGCTACTTTAATGTTTAATCCATTAATATGACTGTTATATTTTAATATGTAATATTCTTCTTTATCACTTAATTCATTCATATTGCATTCTTCTAATATTTCAAATTTATGTAAATTTGGACTATATTTTTTTAAAGAATTATATAGTTTTTTAGATTGATTGCATAATAATTTTTTATATTCATTAAAACGTCTATCTATATCAATAGACTGCCCAATATAAATTTTACCTTTAGGGTTTGTTATTTTGTATATTCCTATCATATATTAATAAATATATGGAGAGAAAACTTACCTAATATGTTAAATAAGATCTTTTGAAAAAAAACGACCAAGGATATTTTCGTTGTATGATCTATCCCTACCAATTAATACTTCTTCTTTGCATTGGTAATGCATTTCGTAGTATGTTAGTTCTTTTTTTGTTTTACATTGTCTATAAATCCAACATTGAAAGTTCTCTTCACCAAATTCTTTAATATCAGCAAGTAATTGCTTATTAGAACCCCAATATGTTTTCCAATCGCTTTCAGTACGAATTACCTCGTGAGTTGGTTTACGACCTGGTCCTGTTTGTTCAGCAAGTTGTTTTTTGGTAAGTTTATGTTTTTTATTATTCCAATAAACCTTTTTACCAATATAAAATTTACCAGTTACATTGTTGGTAATTTTATAAACAAAACCATAATATTTTTCAGGATCTATTACATCCCAAGTTTTCCATTTAGATATCATATTTCACAACAAATGTCATGTCCGTATCAGGGGACATCATGATTGGTTTACCTAATTTAGCTACAGCTAATAAATTGTTATAATCATCATACAATCCAATTTGTGTAGCGTAAGTATAAAAATCGGATCCAGTAGCAAAATCTCTTAAAGAGCCACTTTCATAACTACCTGTTACTAAAGTAGGATTATAAGATAAATTATAATCACTTGATTTTACTAAACAGCGCACTTCATTTTCATAAACGGTATGTTCGTTTTTAAATGATACTGTAAATGAACCTGTATGAATTACTGTTGGCATAATTTAATTTATTAAGAACAACTTGCACTTATAAGACTATATGATCCTGGACCTGAAACTTTAGTTATACTGCCTGATACACACCTTTCAGGTGCTTCAAAATCACTTAAACTTTCAGTTACAGGAGCACCACTACATGTAGTATAATGAAATACTGTTAAATCTCCTTTACTTCCAGCAAGACCATAAAGTGAACAAGTAGGAGCTGTTACAGTAACAGTAACTTTAGCAACATTACTTCTTAAATTTACAGAACAAGAACCAGCTATATCGGCTCCAATAGTATAATAAGCAATATAAGTACCCGCTACTGTTGTTGTTAATACAATAGTACCATTACTTGCAGTAGCAAAAGAATAACCTGCACCGCTAGTGCTACCTGAAAATATAATTGAGCTTGTATTTAATGTTCCACTTCTAGCATAATCATTTAATGATGCAGAAATAGTTTTTGGAGTAACTGTAGATAAAAAAGACCCACTATCGTTTTTAGCAATAGGAGTAAGAGGAAACATTAATTGATAATCTTGATTAGTAATAATAGCTAATCCATAGGCATAAAATATATTTCCTACATGAGTTTTACTTCCAGAATAATCAAATAAATTTCCATAAGCATCATCTTTAACATTATAAGCAGATGATGATAATTGAAAATTGCCTGGTAGGACTTTATTACCAAATACATTTTGATTAATTGCTAATACACGTATTCCCTCCATTGCTCCTGTAGGGAAATAATCAATTAAATTAGAATTATCATTAAAGATAAAATAAGATGATGTTGGGCGTTGTTGAGAGGCAGATTCGTAATAGATAGAACGAGCTAAAGAAGCTGTATTTAAAGAAGCAGTATATGCTTGATAAAATAATTGATTTATTTCAGCATAAATTAATCGTTCGTATTCTCCTTCAGTAATTGGATCATTATCTACAGAAAAGGAACCTGTAACATTTGTGCCTTTATAAATAGTTAAGTATTGAGATGAAGTTGGATATGGACAATAAGGTAAAGTCCACTGCTTGTTAGCGTTGTTTGCTACAACTGTAACGTCTGATTTGCTTAACTGTTTGAATGAAGACATGCATTAATAATCTAATTTGATCCTAATTAAGGCCTCTTTAGTAAAGTCTTTTGTTAATGGTTGACTTAATTTAGCTACAGCTAACAACTCATTATTGTCATTATACATACCTACAGAGGTAATAAATGTTTGTGGGTTGTCAATTAATGTAGTATATAATAAGTTACCATTTGCATCTATAATAGATGGGTTTGTTGTATAGTTAAAATCACCATTCTTTACACGAGTAAAGAAATAACGTGAAGATACTGTTTCAGATGATTGTAATTGCATGCTACCTGTAACACCATCAGAACCACTAGAAATTGAATTAAATAATTTATTATAATTATCTTGTCTTGAAGAGGTAGCTGTTGTTAATGGAGCAAAATAGCTTGTTAATGATACAGTAGATGAAGCAGAAGCATTTAAAACAATAATATCTAAATCTGGGAACATCATTCCATAATATGAAGAAGAGGCAGCAGCTGTATATGCGTTACCATTGCTTCCAGAAATAATATAATAAACTTCATTTTCACCAATAAAGCGAGTTAAACTTGTAGTACCACTATCATCAGTTAATTTAATAACAGCACTTCCGCTTTTTAAAGTTAAATTAAATGAACCTGGTAATAATGATTCTTTATAGCGAGAACGAGCAAAGTTAATAATGAATATATCGTTTGCTGTTGTAACACCATTATCAAAACTAAAGTTTTGAGTTTCAGTTCCGTATACTAAGTTTCTATACTCACCGTATACAACACGAGATGGAGTATACCCACCTGTAGGAACATTTGGGTTAATAATTAAAGAACCAGATCCGTATAAGTTACCATATTGAATAGCAAATTGTACAGAGGAACCACTAGCTGCTGGGCTTCCATTATATACATCTAGATAATATTCGTTTACACTTTGGCTATAAAATGTAGTTAAAGTGTTATTATCTCCTGTAAATAAACCACGTACTACGGTTTCGGAGCTAATTACTGAATCTTCTGGGTTATATCTTACAAATGACATATGTTAAATTAGATTGTTGATACTTTTTGAATATTAAGAGGAACTGTAATTCTAGCACCACTATCTCTACCAATTACAGTAATTGTAGTAGCTAAACTAGTTAATGTAGAACCAAATAATGTATTGATTGTTGTACCTGTAATTGAGAATGAAGTACCAACTTGAGTAGCAGATACTACTGTACCACTAGTTGTGTTAAGGTTTCCTAAAGGCTCAGTTATGGTAATACCTGTACCAGTAAATGTAGATACTAAACGAGCATCAGCGATTGTTGCTGTATAACCGTTTGCCTCAAATGTACTTGTAGCACCTAAATAATTAAGTGTTTGAGGAGTAATTGTTAATGAAGCACCCTGGCGTAATGTGATACTGTTATAACCCAAGTTAATAACTGGGAGTTTAGAAGTACCACGAGGTAACGTTACTAATTTATAGCGCATTACTTGTGATTCGTTTGGAATAGCCTCTAATACTGGTGTATTTTCTAATGCTTCACCGTAAAATGCAGATCCTGATGGGTGATTTGGATTATACAAAGTATAATCAATTTCATCATCAGCTAATGAAAATTGCGTAATTTGAAAAGAACCATCGTTACGAGCCAATAATTCACGGCCCTTCGTGGTTAATATTGCATCTACAGTGATCGTTGTAGGATTTAAAATTGCCATAATTTCTTTATGTTGTATATACTATAAATATGTTAAATTTAGAAGTTTCCACCGCTTAAACTATCTATCGCTGATTGTTCATTGATAAGTTTTTGTTTAACCTCACGAGTAATTGTATCGATATTTGCTAATACCTCAGGAGATAAGTTATTTGGTATTACAAAACCATATGATGTTTTACCATCACGTTTTTTAAACACTACGTGAGTATTTGTTTCATCTTCTCGTCTTGACAATACTAAAAATCTTTTATAACTTCCTGATATTAAGTCGCTGGAATATAAGTTAGAAAGGGGTGTATCCAAAGTAACTTGTAATAAGCTTGCAGAAGTATTTACATTTAATACTCTTGATTCTACATAAGTACTATCAGATAAATAAGTTAATATAATATCAAATGGTTTAATACTAAATGGATAATCAACATCCCCATAAGTACTATATAAACTATTTTCAGATCCAGTTAATGGATTAGGAACAAATGTATAATTAGTATCATGGAAATTACTTACACCAGGAGAAAATGTAATCACATTATTGTTTCCAGCTACTAATGAAGATGATATAGAAGCTGAACTAAAATAAGGGCAGTTTGTTGTAACATATCCAATTGATGGAGCTAATGACGATACATTTAAAGCACCTTTACTTATTGAGGCAGTAAAGTTATTTGCCTCTGTAGTTCCTTTAACTTTAAATTTAAAATACAGTATATCTCCATCCTGTAAATTAACAGAACTTTGATCTATACTAAATGATTTGGTTTGTGTAAAGGCCATTTTTAATTATTTTAACATTGAGGTACACCTGTATTAGTACCTAATACTCCACTTGTTATAGGATATACAGGAAGTAATCCAGATCCTGGAAGATATTGGGCTACATATCCTGTTACACTAATAGGAGTTAAAAGATTAAAGTCTGTGTAAATAGTATCTCCATCTGTAAGGTAATCTCCAACAGTATAATCTTTACTTGACCATCCTGCTACAGTAGCTGCACTACATGGATCAGATGCTAAAGAACCAGAGGTATAAAATACTCTATATGATGTTACAGGCACAACATTAGTAAATATTTGATCTACCTCAAATAATGGATTTGGATCACTATTTTTAAATACTTGAAGAGACCAAGTAGCATTAGCACCATCAGGTAATGTTAAAGTTAAATCAAGTGATGCTTGTACTCTATGATCACCTGATTCTTGAACTGAATAACTAGGTTGTGTTGTTGCTGTTCCACCTGCAAAGTATGAAGTACCTTCAACTACAGTATCAAATAATTTAGTTACAAATGAAGAAGATATTGGGTGATTCATTGTACCAGATCCACTAACAGTATAAGGTTCACTGTTATATGCTGTAGCTAAATAACTACCTAAAGTACCTGATGGTTCAAAATATATTTTTGGGTCACCACTACATGAGGCAAAGTAAAGTATTGGGTTATAAGTATAACCACTATCAAAAATAGGTTTAGTACCATCAACAATCTTTTGGTTACTAAACTTTTGATTATCAAATAATGATACATCTAATACTTCACCTGCTACAAATGTATTTTGAATTTCTTGCCAATGTTTATTACGTTGGTTTAATTCAGTTAATTCACCAAGGCTATTTACTAAATATTTTAATGCTACATTATTACGATTAGGTAAAAACTTATTAGCAGTAACCTCTGTAAATAAACCTATTTTAAGTACATTTTTATCTATTGCTGCTGTTTTACCATAAGAATCATCTCCTACATAATTAGCAGAGGCACTAGTATAAGTATTATATTTTAAACTAGATACTTTTACCCCATCATAACGTGATAACATATGTGTTTTTAAGGACTCATATGAATCTTGTAATTCAGCTGTTGTTAGTATATAATTTGGTGTACCGTAAATATATTCAATATCTCTTCTAGTACGAGATATTAAACTATTTGATACATTATTTAACATTACATTAAAATCTGTATGGTCAAAAGTATACAAATTACCTGCTGTAAGACTTGCAGTTGGAAATAGATAAGGGTTATAATTTCCTGCTTCAAAATAAGCATAAGTATCTATATAACTACCTGTAAAAGCACCATTATAATAAGCTGCTCTACTCCCTGTTAATCCTTGATAAATGTCAGTATATTCAGTTGTAATAGTAGGTCCTGCTATACTGCCTGTATTTACATCAACTTCAGATGTAGATGAAGGATTAGCATAAGACCATTTATTTCTTTCAAGTATAGGTGAACTAATAGTTACACCAGTTGATAAACTTGTTCTTGCAGGAACAAAATCCTGCAGCATTTTAAATAATGAATTATCAAAAAACTGAATTAAGCGAATAAAGCTATTATAGTCAGTTGCTGCTAATGATCCACTACCTAAAGAAGCAGTATATGGTAATTGAGATGCTGATAATGGAGATAAAAATGTATTTCTATCTACATCTAAGGCCGTGTACGAACTACTATATAAATAACCAGGATCACCAATAATATCATCTATTGTCCAAGAGGCACTTACAGCTACAATTGATGCTGAAGAGTAAATATCAATTTTATCTTGTGGAGAAAATGATATATCAGCATAATTTAAATCATTTGTTCTAAATAAGTTAGAGGCTGTTGGATATTCAATTACACTAATAAGAGGTGATAATACACTACCTGTTACAATACTACTAGATACAATTCTAACTTTGTCATTATTAAATTCATCTAATGTATTTGATTTTAAATCACCACCATATTCTTTAACAATTAAAGTACTACCTGTAATACCAAAAGTAGATACTAATGTTTGTAAACCATAAGTTGTACCCTTAGTTTTTAATAATAAAGGTAAGTTATGATAAATACGTTTATAAGATTCAGCAAGTAAATCCTTACGTGGTACTGTATTTAAATAAGAACCAGTTGAAGTAAAATTATCATCAAAATTAGCACTACCACTATTACCAATCAAGAAATTTAAATTACTTGAATCTCCATATTGGTTATATAATTTAGTACCTAATGATTCTAATACATAATATACTAAATCTTTAGATACACCTTTTTCTAAATTATTGTTTGCTAAATTAATGTCAGTAATAGCTGATAAGAAAATCCAAATATTATCAAAATAATGACCAACCATATCAAGAAAATTAAGATATGGTTCATTATTACCATCATCTTTAATAAATGATGGTACAGTAAATGTTAATTTATTTTGATTTATATCATCATAATCCTCAGCACTTCCTGTAGCCCAATCATACCATTGTTGTACTTTAACTGATGATGTAGAAAGTAATGGGTATGGTAATAAAGATCCTGTTTTTGGATATGGTGTAATATTATAATCTAAAGAAGATGTTAAAGTAGATCCACTTTCAAAATATAAATAATACTCAAACCCATCAAACCCAGCAATTAATTCATTTATACTAGCAGTAGCTCTATTTAAATCATTGAGCATATTAGGATAAAGAGAAGATGAAACAGTATATTTTGCAATGTCTGTTTTATAATCTTCTATTTGTTTTACCTTATCATAAAAGTTTGTTATTCGTTTTTTAGCTGAACTAAAAAATACAAAGTTATTAAAATCAGAATAATCTGTATTAATATCAATACTTTGTGAAGTAACTAAACTTAAAAATTGCTGGTATGATGCAGTAGATATAGTATTAATGCTAGTAACTAAGCTACTAAATGTTTGGTATGGAGTAGCTACATTATTTTGATTAGGAACATCAATAGCGAAATTAGGACCTTTTAACTGTGGAGCTGGTGGGGGTAAAATTAATCTGTCTAAGTTAATTTCAAAAACATATGGATTGATTTTTTCCTTTACTATCCATAATGTAGATTTATCAGAAATATTATCTGGTAAAGGTTCATATAATTTAAATAGTATTTCGTATCCACTTTCAAGTTTATTTAAAGCCGTATTAACAGCTATAGACTGTACATTATCTCCAAAGTTAATGATATAGTCAACAAAGTAAACTGAGCTTGAGTATGAATTTAAAATTGCTAGTGAACCACTTTCAATTTGTT